ATTTCCGTTAGAACTTCCGTTAGATTTGCCATTACCATTACCATTCTTTTTAGAATCCTCCTTTTCGTCTTCACGCTCTCTACGAAGATACCCACCAACTCCCCTACGGAATCCTTTAGGAATTGGTTTGCACTTGCTATCTTGGTAACAGTAATAGTGTCCTTCCTTACACTTCTTCATTGTAGCGATTATTTTTCTTCTTTATTATTTAGAAACCCTTTCTTTAGCATCTTTGAGAGTTCAGACGTAGAACCCACAAATAAAGCGTTATTAGTTACGTTATTAGTTTTCGGACTATCCTCATTTACATCTTTTATTTTTTTCTGTAAATCCATCAACTTATCAGTCGTGTCTGCAACAGATTTTATAAGTTGACCTGCTACCTCATATGCTCTAGGACTTGCACTCTCCCCTGCAACTTCCATTATTCCATTGATTGCTTCTTGACCTTTCTCTATGATTGAATATAAATTAGCACGAGTATATTCATAGTCCTTTTCGATTTCATTAATCTTTACACGATCATCTTTTTTAGGACTCTCTTTTTTTATAGGCACAACATCAGGTTCGCTGATATTTAATGCTTTATCAATAGATTCATAGTTTTCCATCAGATATCACTTTGTTTTGTTGGACTGCGATCTCTACCATCATCAAAGAACTCAGATGTTTCACTGAATCCGAAGTCATCGCCTGGAACGATAAGTGCATTATCATTACTATCTATAGCACCATCATTATTGTAATCTTTGGTTGCGGTTGGTTCTACTGTATATCTCATTTCTCTCTTAGCATTTACAGTATCAACACTTGCATATTGATCGACAATAACTTTCTTAATAAGACCCTCTGGATTCTCTGCGATTGGTCCGTATAAGTATGTCTTTGCAACAAATTGGAATGTGTATATCAACGCTCTTCTAGTTGAAAAATCTCCCTCATAATCATCTTGAAAAGTGACGTTGGTAAGCGTTATAGGAACATCTCTTTTTTCACCAATTGAATCAATTAAATTAATTGTGATACTAAATGATGGTTGAAAAAATGGTAATATTTGTTCTACAACTTGTAATGCATCATCATTAATTTTGGTAAGTAAACTTAATTCAAACCCAATATTATAAGGAACAGGCATGAATACCTTCTTTAATTTATTGGTTGAATTATCTACTGCTTTAAAGGTTTGAGTTATACCTGATTTTCTAGTTGAATCATATGCGATAGAAGTCATCTCAAAAGACATTCTAGGTAATGTAATCGCAACCATTTTGTTTAAATCAGGTTGCTGATCTAATCTAGCAATAAATTTTGCTGCAGGTCCATATGCTAAAGGAACTCTTTTAATATCTACAGTTGTTCCATCAGAAGTTTGATGCCTA